ATAACTTGGGATGCTTCCACACAAGACGTATGTAAAGTGACATTAGGTGGTAATAGAACATTGGCTGCTCCTACCAATAATACTACTGGTCAATTTATATCTATACTTGTTATTCAAGATGGAACAGGTTCAAGAACTTTAACATGGAATGCTGTATTTGAATTTGCCTCAGACACAGCTCCAACATTAACAACAACAGCTGCCAAAGGAGATGTATTTGTATTTAGATACAACGGATCTAAATGGTTAGAAGTTGGAAGAAATTTAAATTTAACATTATCATAATATGTACGCATTAGTAGTAAACAATTCAATAACTAGAGTTTTCCCTGGCCCAAAAGGGTTTGAACACAATGGAAATCAATATTCACCAGATATATTTTATAAATGGTCTAAAGCAGAAAAAGAAGCTATAGGTCTTTATGAAGTTGTAACAGATAGCACTAATTACAAAGATACTAAGTGGTATATAAATACTAATGAGTCTTTTGCTTTTGCTAACAACACTGTGACTAGATCATGGGGTACAGCTACAGCTAAAGCACATGCTGATAGCTTATATACTAGTCAGGATAATACAGATGGATTAATACCTGATGATAAAGAAGTTGGGGATGTAAAAGTTGAAGGATTAAAAACACAATTAATTAGAACAATTAAACAACAAGCTGCAGGAATATTACAAAATACAGATTGGTATATAGTTAGAAAAGCAGATGCAGGTACAGCAGTGCCATCATCTATTACAACTCATAGAGCAGCAGTAAGAACTAAAGCAGCTAGTATGGAAACAGCTATTACAAATGCTGCAGATACACCAGCACTTGAGACTTTATACACATACACAGAACAAGAGGATGGATCTTTAGCTAGACCATTAGGTGAACTTCCAATATTGGAGAGTTAATGCCAATCAATAGTTTTCTTTATCCAGGTGCTAAAGTTACATCAGCTTATGAAGTAGCTAACTCATGTAGGTGGAATGTAGCAGATGATCCTTCTATGCTTAAAACTTCAGCTAGTGGAAATCAAAGAACATTTACTGTTTCTGTTTGGTTAAAGAGATCAAAAATAAGTTCTTTTATGGCTTTTTATAGTCAAGTTACAGATGATAATAATTACTTTATGATGAATTTTCAAAGTAGTGATAAATTAGATATACATGACTTATCAAGTGGTACAGAACAAATAAATTTTCGTACAACTGCTGTTTTTAGAGATATATCAGCATGGTATCATATTGTTTGTGCAGTAGATACAACACAAAGCACACAATCAGATAGATTTAAACTTTGGGTTAATGGAACACAAATAACTGCATTTGATAATAATACTTACCCAGATCAGAATGACGATATTGCAATAAATGTATCAGGAGAAAAAACTAGAGTTGGTGCTGGTTATGATACTGCAAATTATCATTTTGATGGATATATGGCAGAAGTAGTTTCCATAGATGGAACTGCATATGATGAAACTAATTTTGGAGAATTTGATGAAGATAGTCCAACAATATGGAAACCTAAAGATGTATCTGGTTTAACCTTTGGCAATAATGGATTCTATTTAGATTTTGAAGATAGTAGTAATTTAGGTAATGACGCAAATGGTGGAACAGATTTTACTGAAACAAATATAACTAGCATAGATCAAACTACTGATACTTGTACAAATAATTTTTGTACTTTAAATCCTTTAATAAATAGTGGTGGCATTTATTCAAATGGTAATTGCCAACTAGATGGTGGATCTGATAACAAATTTGTTTGGGGAACTATGGGTACAAGTATGAATAATTCAAATGCTGGTTGGTATTATGAAGCAAGAATTTCACATAATAATGATACTTCTAATGGTTATGGAATAAGAGTTGGTTGTGCAAGTATTGATGTTGCTTCTGAAAATGGAATGGGAGATCATGGTGGTTTTACTACAATGTCAAATGATGGTTCAAAAATGATTGAAAATGTTACTGCTCAATTTAGATTAACTAGAGGTGGTGGTAATGTTGATGTAGTTTCATCAATTGACTCAGGAACAGTGGGGGATATTTTAAATATAGCTTGGAAAAATGGTAAAACATTTTTTGGGGTAAATGGAACTTATATAGCAGCAGATGGTGGCTCTGATGGTAATCCAGCATCAGGTACAAATCAAAGTCACGATATTGATTCATCAGTTCAAGGCGATTTTTGGAATCCTATATTAGCTTCAAGTGGTTCTGCACCATCTTTTGTTGCAACGATGGAAGTTAATTTTGGTAATCCAACTTTTTCAATATCATCAGGTAATGCAGATGCAAATGGTTATGGTAATTTTGAATATGCACCACCAACGGGATTTTATGCCATTTGTTCAAAAAATTTAGCGGAGTTTGGATAATGGCTTATACAACTATAGACGACCCAACAATTTATTTTAATACTAAACTCTATACTGGTAATGCAACTGACAATACTTCAATTACAGGAGTTGGTTTTCAACCTGATTGGACTTGGCTTAAAGATAGAACAAACGCTAATCATCACAGAATATACGATTCTGTTAGAGGTGCTACTAAAGTAATATATTCTTCATTAACTAATGCAGAGGGAACTGCATCAACAGGATTAAAAAGTTTTGATAGTGATGGTTTTACTTTAGGAACAGGAAGTGATGAAAATGGTAGTAGTGCAAATTTTGTATCTTGGAATTGGTTAGCCTCAAACACAACTGCATCAAACACAGATGGAAGCATAACATCAACAGTTTCAGCAAATACTACTGCTGGATTTAGTATTTGTTCTTGGACAGGAACAGCTGCAAATGCTACAGTTGGTCATGGATTAGGTCAGGCTTTAGATATGGTTATTGTTAAAAATAGAGATGATGCTGATGATTGGATAACTTGGCATAATGCTTTTGCTGGTACAGAATTTATTAGATTAAATGTAACTAATGCAAAACAAACAGCTGCAACAAGATGGAATAGCACAATACCAACTTCAAGTGTTTTTTCATTAGGAAGTTCTAATGGTAGTAATGGTTCAAGTGATGATATGATTGCCTACTGTTTCGCAGAAAAAAAAGGCTACTCAAAATTTGGAAACTACACAGGGAATGGTGGTTCATCTGGAGTTAATAACGCAGATGGAACATTTGTTTTCACTGGTTTTTCTCCAGCTTGGATTATGATTAAAAGAACAGATTCAGCTCAACAATGGGGTATTGCAGATTCTAAAAGAGATGTAGATAATCCAGTACAACATCATTTATTTGCAGAATCTAATCAAGCAGATAGTACAAGTTCTTATAACAACTTTGATTTTTTAAGTAATGGTTTTAAATTAAGATCAGGCGATCAATGGACTAACGCATCAGGTGGAACATACATCTACATGGCGTTTGCAGAATCACCTTTTGTTTCAAGTGGAGGAATACCTTGCACAGCAAGATAATATAATTTATAAGGAGTAATTATGGCATATATCGGAAAACAACCAGTAGTCGGAAACTTTCAAGTTTGTGATGCTATATCCGTAGTAAACGGACAGGATCTGCTAATGTGGAGCCAGAAAACGCTAATCACATGTTGGTTAGTTTAAATGGTATTCTACAAAAACCAGGTAGTTCTTTTACTATCTCAGGGGCAACAATCACTTTTGCTAGTAACTTAGCAACAGGTGATGTAATAGATTTTATAATTTTATTAGGTGATACTTTAAATATAGGTACACCAAGCGATAATGCAGTTACGACTGCAAGTATTGCAGCTAATGCAGTAACAGCAGCAAAATTTAATGCAGATGTAATATCAGGACAAACAGAACTTGCTAGTGAACCAGCAGATACAGACGAATTTTTAGTATCAGATGCTGGCACATTAAAAAGAATTGATTACTCACTAATTAAAGGTGGTGGAATTACAGAAGCCGATCAATGGAGAATAACTGCAGATCATACTCCAGGTTCATCAGCAGCAATTATAAGCTCTAATTGGGAAAGAACTGATACTGATGGATTTAATAAAATTGGAACAGGAATGACAGAAAGCTCTGGTATATTTACTTTTCCATCAACAGGATTTTATTTAGTAGAAATGAATTTTTGGTTTTCACAATTAGATTCTGATTATGTTGTTGGTTATATTTATACTACCACAGACAATTCATCTTATGGTGAAGCTGCTACAGCAGTAGGCTCTGGTGGTAACACAAGTAAAAATAATACTGGTTCAACAAAATTTTTATTTGATGTTACAAATACTTCTACTCATAAAGTTGCTTTTTATGCTTTAAAACCAGCTACTTATGGTTTAATAAAAGGAAATACAGCTACAAATCAATCATCAGTAACTTTTATTAGGTTAGGAGATACATAAAATGGATAGAGATTATTTACAAGAAGCATTACATAAATTTAATACAGATAAACCTAATTGGTATGGTTGGAAAAAAGAAGATGATAATGGAAATAAAATTCCTAACAATCAAAGAATGACTTATGCAAATATTAAAGTCATTAAAGAAGGTGCAACAATACCAAGTGAAGCTGATGTTAATGCTAAAATACAAGAAATCAAAGATGCTGATACAGCCGCAGAAAATAAAAAAGCATCTGGTAAACAAAAATTAAAAGATTTAGGTCTTGATGACGCTGAGATAAAAGCATTGATGGGGGCATAACATGTCTATCAATGTGTGCAACAACAACTCCCTATCGGCAATCACGAGCATACCTGATAGTATTACTGGTAGTGCATTAAATCTTATTTCTACCCAAACTGCATCAAGTTCAGCTACAATAGATTTTACTTCAGGTATTGATAGCACCTATGATGCTTATATGTTTAAATTTTATAATATTCATCCAGCTACTGACAACAGTAATTTTTCATTTCAAGTTGATACAGGAACAAATACTAATTATAACATAACAACAACTAATACATTGTTTCATGCTTTTCATTATGAAGCTGATGGTGGTGAATCACTTACCTATGATTCAAGTAGAGATTTAGCACAATCTACTTCATTTACAGTTTTAATAGATAGTTTAGGAACAGATAACGATCAAAATGCAAGTGGAACCTTGCAATTATTTTCGCCATCATCTTCAACATTTGTTAAGCATTTTATAGGTTCTGCAAATACAAATACTCAAAATGATGGAAGTATAAATTGTTTTTCTGCTGGATATTTTAATACTACTACTCCTTTAACAAGAGTTCAGTTCAAAATGTCTAGTGGCAACATAGATAGTGGAGTAATAAAATTATATGGCATTAGTTAAATACAACAATAACAGTATAAGTGATGTTACAGAATTAGCTGGTGTACCTACTGGTTCACTAACACATATTAAAACTTTAACTGCTAGTTCTAGTTCTACATTGTCTTTTGTTGATGGATCATCAGATGTAGTTTTAGATAACACATATCCTATTTATAAGTTTGAATTTATTAATATCCACCCAGCCACTGATCAAGCTAGTTTTCAAGTAAATTTTAGAGATGGTGATAGTAGTTATGATGCAACTAAAACTACATCAAATTTTAGAGCATATCATAATGAAGCTGGAAATGATACATCATTAGGTTATTTTGCATCAGAAGATTTAGCACAAAGCACAGCAGTACAGATTATTGGAAGAACAGTTGGAAATGACAATGATCAATCTTGCACAGGAGAAATTTTTTTATTTTCGCCATCATCTACAACTTTTGTAAAACATTTTTTAATAAGATCAAGTGTAACTGAACATGGAAATTATTATGTTGATTATCATATAGCTGGTTATTGTAATGTAACTGCTGCAATAGATGGAGTTCAATTCTCATTTAGTACAGGCAACATAGATTCTGGCACAATAAAACTCTATGGAATAAAGGATAGCTAATGAGTATTGTTAAACTAAATAATAGAGGAATTAGATCAGCAACAGCTGTAGGTACTACCACTCAATTAGGTGATATGGTATTTATTAAAAAATTAACAGCTAGTTCTAGTGGTACATTAAGTTTTGTTGATGGAAGTAGTGATGTTGTTTTGGATGATACTTATAAGGAATATGTATTTACATTTAAAAACATTCATGCAGCAACTGATGGTGCAGAATTTCAATTTAATTTAAGTGTAGATAGTGGTTCAAATTATAATGTTACTAAAACAACAACTATGTTTTATGGTTATCAAACAGAAAGTGGGAGTGCTTCAGCTTTAAGTTATGATGGTAATTTAGATTTAGCACAATCTACATCAGATCAAATAATTATGGAAAATTTAGGAAATGGTAATGATGAAAATGGTAGTGGTTATTTACATTTATTTAACCCAAGTTCTACCACTTTTGTAAAACATTTCATATCAAGAGGAATTAGAAATGGTTCTGCTGATTATTGTGTTGATTATTACATGGCAGGTTATGGAAACACAACAAGTGCAGTAGATGCAATTCAGTTCAAAATGTCATCAGGCAACATAGATGCTGGAGATATTTGCCTTTACGGAATTAATTAATCATGATAAATAAAAACAAAGGAAAAAAGTATGCCAAGATATCATAATATAAATGGTGAAAGAGTGCAGTTTACAGCTGAGGAAGAAGCTGCTAGAGATGCTGAAGAACAGGCGTGGGCAGATGCTGCCCCTGCTAGAGCTTTAGCTAATCTTAGAGCTAAGAGAGATGACTTATTAAAAGCATCTGATTGGGAAATTGTGTCAGAACTAGAAAAAGGTAATACTATTTCTACTGATATGAAAAACTATAGACAAGCTCTTAGAGATCTACCTGCAGGTAAGGACACTGTTGAAAAATGTGAAAATGCTACGTGGCCTACTAAACCATAGGTAAATTTATATGTTGCAAAAATTAAAATTTGCACCAGGATTCAATAAACAGGTCACTGCTACAGGTGGTGAAGGTCAATGGGTTAATGGTGACAATGTACGATTTAGATACGGGTCACCTGAAAAAATAGGTGGTTGGGCACAATTAGGATCTGTTGAGATGACAGGTCGTAATACAGCTATTCATCACTTTGTAAATACATCCGGTATCAAGTATGCAGCATTAGGGACTAGTAGTATTTTATATGCATACTCTGGTGGTATTTTTTATGACATACACCCAATCAAAGCTACAACAACTTTAACAAGTGCATTTTCTACAACAAACGGATCTGCAGTTGTAACATTAACTTTTTCTTCTGCACACAATATAGGTAAAGGCGACATTATTTTATTAGACAATTTTACTGCCATTACAAATTCTAATTTTGCATCTGGTGATTTTGACGATGTAAAATTTATGGTTACATCAGTTCCAACTGATACTACGATAACAATTACTATGGGTTCTAATGAATCTGGATCAGGTGCATCTACATCTGGTGGTATAAGAGTTAGACATTATTATCCTGTAGGACCTGCTGTAGAAACTGCATCTACTGGTTGGGGTCTTGGATCATGGGGTGGTCAAGCACAAGGACAGTTTACATCAACACTATCATCAGGGATTAATGCAAGTGTAACATCATTAACGATGGCAAGTTCATCTT